CATATGTTCTATGTTTCTTTTCATACGTCTCCTTAAAAGTAATTTTTCTGAGCAATGATATGAACGTCGTACCAGCTTTGGAATCGACTGGCGAAGTTCCTACGGCACATGACAACCTTAAACCCTATCTTCTCAAGTTCTCTCTTCAGAGATTGCTCTGACCAGAGAGTATAGTGTTCGTTAGCATGGAAGTGAGGAAAGCCACCAACACCAGTCTTATTAATAAAGTCTATGTCTGGGGTGGATATAAATAATACCCCAGTCTCTCCTAGGAGGTCGTAAGCCTTCTTCATTGCTCCTACTGGGTCTTTAAAGTGCTCTAAAACATGACTCATCCAGACTAGGTCGAACTCTCTCCTAACTCTACCTAGCTCTGCTTTAAGCTTCTCGTCCTTAATGTCTATATCAAAGTCTGCTGTCTCAAAGTTTCCTCGAAAGATGTTCTTAAGGTCTGGAGTGTCTGTATTAATGTCTATGCCCCAAGTTAACCAGCCTCGGTCTGTGAAGTACTTCATGTTGTCTGGCATGGCACAGCCTACATCTAGCATCATGCGTCCGTACGTAAGTTCTTCAATCAACGGAGCGTAGGTCCTCGCTGCGTGAATGAGCCGAGTATCTCCTTCCTTCATGTGTCTATAGGTCTTCATGTACTCGGCATTATAAACATCTGTAATGTCTGGGAACTTATCTTGAAATATGACTCCACACTGGCACCTTGTCCACCGATGAGGCTCACCTTCTGCCTTCTCGCAGACGTGATAAGCATAAGAGGAAGTAATCCCACAAATCGGACATCTGTCTGGATAAACTACATCCTTAAGTTCTTTTTTATCTTTTTCGTCGCTCATTGATGACCCTTTCTACTTGTTTGTACACTGTTTCTGGCGGTAGACCCTCAGCCATGCACCAAGCTGCTTTGGTGATAGGCTCCATTGGACACTGAATGTTATGGTCGTAGATAAGTCTGAAGCAAGGAGCACAAGCACACTTTGCTTCTAGTGAGTAGTCATTCTTAAAGTACTTAGTTATATTCTCAATGGTCGTGTGACCTAATAGACCTATCTTCGGGGTGTCATAGCAACCAGAGGCGTGTAGAATCGCCGTGTCTGGGCTTACAACTAAGTCAACGAACTTTGTTAAACACATAGACATCCTTGCAGGTATCTTTCCTGCTAAATTAGTAATCTCTGCATCAATGATGCTCTCTAACAACTGGCACTTCTCATCTCCAGTAGTGATAAAGTGGACGTCACTAAAGTTTTTAAGAACCTCACAGATGACGTAGTCAGTCCAAGGATAAACCTTTTGCTTCCCAGAGCCAGAGAGATTCCAGAGGATGTTAAACTTACCAGGCTTAAGGTAAGATTGAGCCTCGGCGTCTTCTGCAGAAGTAAAGAATAATTCTGGAATCTTCTGGCATCCTGAGAGTTTTGCCCATTTTTCTGTTTCATCATAGTAGTTCTTGTTGCACTTTTCTTCTCTCTCTTTTTTAGGATATATGTAGATTGGACCGATAGGATGGCAAGCTACGTTGCATTCAATAGATTCCGTGAAGTTAACAAAGAAGTCTGGCTTTATTTCTTCTTTAAGCTTATCCCAGTGTTCTCCTAGCTTATCAACGTGCATATCTTCGTTATGGATGATGAACTCGTCAATGTGAGGACAATGCTCAAAGACCTCCTTGCCTCGTTTTCCAGTGTTGAGAATGACATAGTATCCAAGCTCTTTCAGTCTCTTAATGACTGGAGTGATACATATCATGTCTCCGTAAGCACCAATTCTTATAACTAGGGCTTTCATAGTTGGAAGTCCTCTCCTCTGTTTAGAATATAGGTTGTGTTTCTAAAGCTCTTCTTCTCTTTGTCTTTCCAGTAGTCTTTATTAACTTTTTTCATCTTGACAATAAGCTCTGTGAAGTACTTCCCAGCGACTGAAGCATCTTCCTCTGGGTTCTTCCACTTCACGATAGCTCCGTCAATGATGTCGAACATTCCGTGTCCGTAGAAGTTAGAAGGTTGGTACCACCGAGAGTCTCCGTAGTGAAGCAGCGTATCCATCACAAAGAACCTAACGTGGTTCGGGTCTCCGTACGCAGCCGTGCAGTCTTTGTGAGGAACGGAGATGTAAGCAATGCCACCTTCCTTAAGTACTCTGTGAATTTCATCTATGACGAAGGTATAGTCCAGCAAATGCTCTAGGACTTGCTCACAGATAACTTCATCTACAGAACCATCCTCGTAAGGTAAGCCACCCATTATGTCAAGAACGACATCTGGATTGACCTTCCTATCGCAGTCAATGTTAATAAAGCCTTCAATCTTTCTATATCCACAACCTAAATTCAATCTCATATAATCTCAGTCCTTGGGATAGGTACAATGTACCTCGCCCCTAGGTGTCTAGTCTTTTTCATTAAATCTTCTTTAAAGTTCCAAGCCAAAAGAATTAAGTAGTCTGGCTTGAACATCTCTATGTCATCGAACTTTAAGATACGAATCATACTGCCAGGCGTTAGCTTTCCTTGCTTGGACAAAGTGTCATCGGCGATAAACGATATGCTATCCTTTTCAACCTGGCAGTAATTGAGTAGGCTTATGCCCTTAGCAGAAGCTCCGAGACCAACAATCTTTTTACCCTTAAGCTCATTAAGCGTCTTTAGAAATAAACCTTTATTTTCAGTAACCTTATCGGCGTATGCACGATACTTTGCAATACTGTAGAATCCATCATTCTCCTCTTGGTTGAGCATATCTATCACGGAGAACTCTGTGCCTACCTTCTTACGTGCGTAGATTCTGATAGACCCTCCGTGGATAGGTATCTTCTCAACCTTGTAAATAGTAAGACCGTTATGGCTAAATACAGCCAAGAGAGGAAGAAGAAGGAAGTAGCTAAGGTGCTCATGGTAAATTGTATCGAACTCTACATTGTTAATTAGGTTTGGTAGGTAAGGAACTTCTCCAACAAATATCCCATCGTCGCTTAAGTGTTCGTAGACATTCTTCACAAAGCTCTTTAAGTCATCTACGTGGGCGATAACGTTTAGTGCCGTAATGAAGTCAAATCTATCTGGGAAGCCACTTCCCTTTAAGCACCCCTTAGACCAAAAGTCTTGAACAACTGGTATCTTGTCTTCCTTGTTTCTCTCTACGAAGCTCTCTGAGGGTTCTACACCATAGACCTTGAATCCACCATAGTCTCTGAACTCTTTAAGCAAGCAACCATCGTTTGAAGCGATGTCTAAGATAGTTCTGTCGTGCCAGAAGACTCTGAGCTTCTTAGCGAGGTCTCTGCAATGCTCTCTAAATGTCTGAGACACTGAGGAGCTATACGGATAGTTCTTGTAGAGAATCTCTGGGTTAACAACAACGGAGAGTTGAGACAAGTGACAAGCATCGCACAACATCACCTCGATAGGGTAGCTATCAACGACCTCAAACTGGTTCTGAAGTAGCGCGTTGCAAGGAGGCACGTTACCTAGGTCGAGATACTTTGTAAAGTTCTCTCCACCACAGCAACGGCACTTAGCTACTTTTTTTGACGTTATCATCTTTAGTATAAACCTCAAACGTTAATTTACCCCAAGTGTTCTCTCCAGTATCTAGAGGATAGTCATTAAGAAGACCTCTGTAGACAGCCGAAGAGATTTTTGATAGTAGTATCTCTTGGTCCTTATCGCTCTTAATTTTATTATGGGTTGTAGTGACTTGGTGAAAGTGTTTTACCCTAGACTGAGGAACAAGACAAATTCTGTACCCTAGCATATGGAGTCTTAGGCATAGGTCGTTATCAGAGCAGTAGTTAATCATCCTCTTGTCAAGTAACCCAACATATTTAAGGGTTTCAGTAGAAATCAAAGAAGAGTTTATCGGAACCCACGCCACGTAGAGAGGACCATTTGCAATATCATCTGGAGTACAAGCCATCCACCCTCTAAGAAGGTCAATCCCGAAGTTCTCTACATTAGCTAGCTTTCCATCCCGATATGTCCACCTTGCAGAACTTGCCAGTCCAACATCTTTATGTTCTTCCATGAAATCATATAATATCTTTAGAAAGTCTTTTTCTGGTTCAGTATCATTATTTAATGTCAAGACGTAGTCATATTTATCCAAGCAGTACAGAAGACCTTGGTTAGTAGCGTTAGTAAAACCACTGTTCTTCTCAAGACGCTTAATGATAACTCTATCGTCAACATATGGGATAGGAGAGCCATCATCAACGACTAAGATATCGCACTCGATTCCAGCGTTCTTAATGACATAGTCTATGCAACTTTTGGTCATCTCATTAAAACCATACATTGGAATTACTACGCAAATCTTAGACATAGACCCACCAGTCGTGGATTGAGTTAAAGTTCTTTCCGTTGTGCACATTCTCCACTCCGAAGATTTCATCTACAGCTTGCTTAACGTCTGGAGTGGCGTAGTAGAGATAGTCGTGCCCAGCAATAATCCCGCCCTTCTTGACTTTAGGTAGCCATGCCAAAACGTCCTTCTTTACAGACTCATAGTCATGAGCAGCGTCAATATAAACAAAGTCAAATGATGCGTCTTCAAACCTAGAAGCCGACCTCGAAGAGTCGTCCCTTATAACTTTAACCTTTGAGTTGTTCTTAAACTTATCCAGGACTATTTGATAATCTTGGTCTTGCCACTCTTGGATAGGAAAGTCTGAATATGCCTTCCACAAGTCTATTAAGGTTAAGCTACCTAAGTTATTAATGTGCTTTACCATGCTCTCTGCGTTTCTTCCAGTATGAGTACCAATCTCAACGGCAGAGATTTCTTTATTTCCAAATAGAGCATTAGCTGCTTGGACAGAACTTCGAGGAGTCTTCTCTTCTATCCCGAAGAGTATTGTTGTTGTCTGAGCGTTAACAGAGTTAGGGTTAAACTCTCTATACCTACCTACAATCTTAAAGCCTATCTTCTCTATCACATCGCACAAAGAGTCTATGTCCCAAATGACAAAGTTTTTTCTTATCTTCCAGTGAATGAACTCATATGGGTTATCCCAGTTTATAAAGAACGGGTCTGCCATTGTGACGCAAACCTCGTCATCTATACCAAGACGACTGAAAGCATATTGAAGCTCATCTATTGGATTCCCATACTTAAGATGAGTCGTATAGAAAATGTTATAACAGTTGCAGAAGGAGTACCCCATGTCTGGAAAAATCTTATGGACTCCACAGACTTCCGTGTCTCCCAATACAACCATGTAGTTCTCTCTCTGGCAGATAGGACACTTCTGAAGACACCAGTCTTCAACCTTAGGTAGTTCTTGTATGGTGCTCATGAGCTTCGTCTACTTTCTTCATAATGTCATCTTCATTAAAGAAAACACACTGAGGAAGGTTATCTTTTCTTGGACAACCATAATACTTATACGGTCCTTTGTGACAAGGAGAACAATCTACTGGAGACTGAACATAGTAAGCGTTCTTAGCGTACTTGATATGGTTATCAAAGCTTGCTGCTGTTAACAGTTGTAGTGTCGGAGTGTCCCAGGAGTGAGCTACGCACACCAGTCCAGTCTCTGGGGATATAACAAAGTCGAAGTGCTTGCTCATCAATGCTACTGTTCTAAAGTTCCACTTATCGACCTTAGAGATGATTCTGTCATAGCTAAACACTTGGGGTAAGCAGTCCTTGTCTCCAGTAAGAACAATCAAAGCCTTAGGATACTTATCTATAATCTTCTTGCAAACTGACTCTGCTTGCTGAAATCTTTTGTGAAGAGACGAGCCAGATAGGCATACTAAGATAATCCAGTCACACCCGAGCTCTTCTTTCTTCTTGTTAATCCAGTCATTTGCCTTCTGATGCTCTTCGTCCTTATAGTAGAGAGTGCCTCTGTTTCCGTAGTACTCCTCTGGAATGCCTACTGACTTTGTCATTACGTCATAGTAGTTCATCTTTCCTAGGTGCTCTCTCCTCCAAGCAGTGCTTCGATAATAGTTGTTACTCTTATCTAGGCAACAGTACTCTTTCTCTATCGTGTAGACTAGGTTAAAGAATAAGTCGTAGTTTTCTTTAGCGTGCTCCCACTGCTTGACCATTCTATTCTGAGTAAGTTTTGTAGCATCTACAAATATCAGGTTGTCAATGAACGGATTACCTTGAAGAATCTGGTAACCTTGATAGCCAGTCTCAAATTCTAAGAAACCAACATCGTAGTACTCTTTAATAAGTCGGGGTAGATGAGAACAGTGCATTATATCTCCGTAACCACCGAATCTTGATATAAAACAAGTTTTCATCTACCCCTACCTATGATTAGTTATCAGCTAAGTCGAAGTCCTCTCGATAAGTAACATATGCCGTGAGCTTAAGGTCAGCAGCCGTTGCAAGAACCGAATACAAGTGAACAGCTCCACCCTTTGCAACAACAGTTTCTGTTGCAGTGCCGTCAACGACGACACCAGCGGCGTGAGTTCCTGTCCATGCAATCGTTCCTAAAGCAGCAGTTCCTGAACCTGAAGTGGCAGCTAAAACAAACGAGCAGGCTCCACCAGTTCCTAAGGCTGAATTAGACATATTCCAGTCAAGAATCGAAATCTGATTCATTGGTCTGAAAGTGTCAATAATCGCTGTAGCCCTAGTTCCAGCAGTAAAGCTGAATTGGAAAGTCTTAATCGACCCATAGGAAGGGTCAGAATAAGTTCTTCCACCTTCAGAAGAAGTTACCATGTTATCCCCTCCTTTTAACCTAGAGACGTGACATGAATGATTCTGGTTTCAGAATCAGTCGAGTACGTCCACACGATTTTGAACCCACCGAGGTAGTACCAGGCAATCGCTTGGTCACGACCAAAGTCTTTCGGAAGGTCGATACGAATATCTTCGGGAACAACGATGCCCTCACGGACAGCGTCAGCACCAGCGAAGATAGCTTCACCAAACACACTACCAGAACCGAGTGTGTTCTTTAAAACATTCGTCTCTTCAATGAAACGGCATCCATAGTACTCGCCAATTTCTCCGTTATACAGCGGCTTCATAGTCGTCTGCATGGCTTTCGCCTCGAAGAAATCATAGAGACCACGGATACTATTTGTTGAAGCGATGCAAATGTAGTTGCTCCCGTCATAGCGAGGAATGTTCAAGGTCTTCATCTTATCGACGATGTCTCGAACGTTCCTGTCAGACATATTCGCAGTGGAAGTTGCCGAAGCAGTTCCAGATGTCGAGAATGTCGTTGTCGCTGTGTTAACGCAAGCAGCTTTGTATTCGCACGTTTTGAACTGAGCAGCTGCAGCACTGTCAAGCACCTTTGCCATGTCGTTACGTAGAACGGTCTTAATGGCAGGGGTGACGTCAATGTCTGCGAGTGATTGGACCTTTAGCGTGAAGGGAATGGCGTTACCATACTCTGTCACAACTAAAGAGCCTTGAAGGATAGTGAAGTTCCTTTTGGGGATAGTGCTAGTTTCAGATAACGTTCCACCAGCAGTCGAGATGTTGCTAATCTTATCGAAGAGCACTGTGTCTCCACGACCTTTGCCTGAAGCAGGTTCGGGGTCGACGAACTGTCGGAACTTCATCAGAGGCTGTGAAGCGTGACGAAGTTGTTTAGATAACTCTGTATTCGCTAGATATCCACCAAGAGAACTTGTTGCCCATATTTGTTGAGACATTATTCAACTCCTATGTTTCTAGAATCCGCCTCTATCTTGTCGGAACTTACGCCGTTCTGCGATGTACTCATCGAACTCGCTCTTTGGAGACGACTTCTTTGGAGCTTTCTCTTCAGCCATCACGTTAGCTCCTCCAAGGGAGGTTTTCATCTTTTCTCTTGTTAGTTGTCTTTTAAGTTTTCCTTTTTCTTTGTCTTGAGGATTCAAACCCTTCTTACGGAGAATGATTGCAAGAGCGTCTGCTACGGCTAGCCTCTGACCACCAGGAACGAAGTACTTCTTTCGCCCTGTATCGTCTTCAGATAGAAATAGCGAGTTAGCAAGTCTGTACAGAAGAGAGTCTTCTCGTGATATGTCAAGGTCATTCCTTGAGCCTCGGTAGTACTCTGGCTCTGCTGGGTCTGCAAGGTAAGAGAAATCATTTCTGATTCCGTGCCACTCTTGTTCGACTTGCCGAGCTGCTTGTACCTTAGCTTGTTCTGCCTCTTCATATCGCTTGATGAGACTTTCTTCAGTCTTCTTCTTCTGGTACTCCATGATTTCAAAGACCAGGTCTGAGTCGCCTTCTTCCATGGCTTTCTTCATCGCTGTTCTTAGTTGAACCTCAGAGTATTCAGGTTCCTTGCCCTTCTTGACAGCATCAACATTCTTGAGCGTCTGATTCTCTTCCTTAAGAGCTTTTAGCTCCGCAGTCAATCTGTCAATACGCTTCTGCACATTGTCCTTCTTCTCTTCAGGCTTAAGGAGAGAAGAGATATCGTCCTCTTCATCTTTCTTTTCTTCGACAGGGAGCGACTCTGCCTCGGCTTCAGAAGTTTCCGATGTTTCTTCTAAGAGTTCTTCAACGTCTGGTGCAAGAGCTTTGGCATTATTCTCTGCCATCTCATCTTGTGCCTTAGATAAAAGACTCTCCGAAGTTTCACTCTGTTCAGTAGATTTAGGCTCTACAGGTGCCTGTACTTTGTCTGGCATATTGCCTCCTCCAGCATTTTAAAGTTGCAGAACTTCCAGCGTTTAAGAGGGACACGCAGAACCTAAGAAATCTTTTGCCAACCGTCTTCGATATTGTATCTCCAAGTGCCGTCGCCTCGCTTCTTACCTTCACCGAAGCCACAGGTTTTAGAACCAGCACACGAGTAAAACGAAGTGTCGCTCATGAGCTCCTTAACCAATTCTTTTTTAGCACCATTACCATCACAGAGTTCTGACTGGTTAAGAAGTGAATTAACTAGTCTCTCCTTGTGTTTAGGGTTCATCTCTGATTTAGCTATACGATTTACCCGTGTGCGTACGTCTTCATAATGCATCCCGAGCTTAGGTTCCATCTACTTTCCTTTGTACGGAGAGTTCTCGTAAGGACCGATAAACCTTTCCTCTTCTGCAAGCACTCTCTTTAGCTCATCTTCTTTAAGAACGATTTGGTCAATGTAGTTATTAATCCTCATGTCAAGGTCAACCAGAGCTTGCTTGTAGCCGATGTAGAACTCTCTACGCTCATCCTTCTTGGCTCTATCGATAAGACCAGAGACCCATCGACCATCTATCTGTCCACCAAGTACGTCAATGATAGCCTTATCAATCAAGGGCTTGATGACGTTCTTCCAACCTTCTGTCTCTAGCGTAGTCTTTACGCTATTACAGACAACAAGGTCTTTCTTTACGTTACTGAAGTACTCAGATTTGCTGAGGTCCACCTTCACCTCCCATGGTTTCTAGACCGATTGCTTCTTTAGCGTGTTCTCCGAACATCTCGTCTACTGCATCGGCTGTGGCTTGCTGATCCTTTAAAGACTTCTTGTTCTTCTCAACATCCTTCTTAGTTTCTTCTTGAGCCTTAGACATGGTCTGCATCTGCTCACCCATCTGCATCATCTGCTGTCTCATCTGGACTGACTGTTCTTGCATCATCTCCTTCGGGTCTGTAACGAACTCATCTGGGTCTTTCACTCCGTCCTTCTCTAACCAGTCCTTAGTGGCACGATACTTGTCATCTGGAGAGACGATGTCTGCGAACGGAGGAGCGACTAAAGTCTGTAGCCTTGCAAAAGCTTTCTGTGTAGCCATCTCTTTGTCTACGACCTCTAAGTTCCCGTTCGACTTGACCTCGGCTGGGATTTGAAAGTCTTCTCTGGACACTTCAACACCATTGATATACGCAGAGTCTGTGACTCGTTCCTTGAAGATGTTGAACATCATCTCGTACACTTCAGAGATGGAGTTGTTCCAGTTAATGACATCGAGCATGGTCAGTCCAGACGCTATCTGGATACCTTGTTGGACTTCACCGAGAGTCTTTCCTCCACCAGTATTCGTAGCGTTACGGAATAGTTGGTCGACTGAACCGACGTACTCTTCTGTGTAAGCCTTGACGACTTGCATCAACATGGAGCTAGAGACGTCTGGTATGGACTGCTTGTTTAACTGATTGATTTCTTGACCCAAAGCTTGGACTGGAATCTTCATGCCTGGGCGTAGCTGAATGTGCGAGGACAATATCTGGCTCGTGGACTTTACTTCCCACATGGGCATATTGTTCATCTCATCACGGATTATCATGTTGTTCATGGAACGCTCGAGAACTTCTTGAAGAGCCCTTATCTGTTCTGGAGTGCCTCTGGTTGAGTAGAATCGAGGGTCCTTGATTTCGTTGTTAGCCTTAACGTAGTTCCACCCAGCGAACTCGTAGGGATAAGGCATGGTCTGTAAGAGAGCTTCTTCGACATTGCCTTCATCTGCGAGTGACGTGTAGACCCAACGCTCGAACTTGCCCTTCTTGTCTGTAGGCACGTAACAGAGCGTCTCATGTATCCTAAACACTTCGCCCTTGGCTTTGTCTTCTGAGATGCCTTCGTTCATAGCCTTCTGCGTTTCAATCATGTCATCATCAGAGGTAGTGGACTCGATGTCTCGCATCACTTGCTTTAAGAACATTCCCTTGTCCATCTTTTCTTCGAGCTGTTGCCTAGTTAGAAAGTACTCATACGTTAGCCTCGGCACTGTCCTTATCTCTGTAGCGTAGCTAGGCACAATGATTTTAGAAGGGACGCAAATCTCTACGTTAGGATAGTTCTCGTACTCTTCTATCACGAAGTCGATGACCTCTTCACCTCGCTTCAGTTGAGCGATAGCGTCTTCAATAGAGTCCTTGTCTGTATCGTTCTCTGGGTCTAGGTTGAATCGCTCTGCCATGAACATCACGAGCTCAGACTTGTTCATCTTCTTTAAAGTCTTGACCATCTCTTCATCGTACTCATTTAGGTCAATGACCTTGTTAACGCTCTTGCAAGTGAACTCTTCGTAAATCTTAAATATCGCCATTCCATAGGTCTTGTACATATCCGCAGCCATCATGAGCTTCTTGAACCAATCAACCTTCTTAGACCTAAGGTGAGTGTTCATTCTGTAAGAGCAACGCTCTGCCTTGGCGTACATCTCTTCATCGGATTGAACGTCTTCTTGGATGTTGACTAAGCAGAGTTGCTTGACTTGCCAAGCACTAAGAACTAGATTAGGCAGAGCTTTCTTGATTAGCTTGTCTGTCTCTGGAAGAGGAATGTCTGGAGCTCCGTTGTAGGGATACTCAGAGTAACGCTTCACTCCAGTCCTTTGGTTTATTGCTGCGATTATCTTAGCGTCCCAATTAGCCCGAGCAGACAAGTCATTCTCTACGCTTGTCCTTAGCTTGATGAGGTACTCAACTTGGGACTTGGTTAGTTTATCTTTAAGGGTGCGGTCTTTAACGAACACCTCTTGCTTGATGACTTTATCCATTAAACGCTCCTGCTAGTTGCCAGCCATATCCTGACGGTTGCTTGTTAGATTCTATCCTATAAAAATCTGTCTTGATTATCGGCACTTGGTCTATAGCGTATAAGCCCATCACAAATGCATCGGATCTATCTGGCGAGCGACCAAGCCTTGCCTTGATGTCGTCCTTAGACTCTATCTGAATAAGCCCTCTTGAGTTGAGCTTGTACTTGGTGCTAGTCAATTGGTTTATTAATTCCCTATCGTCCTCAACGCTTACTTGGTCATTGCTCAACTTCGCTCCAGCTTCCCAATACATCTGAGCTCTAAGGTTCATGTACTTGACTTGTTCTGTTTCAATTGTGGGCTTGAAGGCAGAGTTGATAGAGATGACTTGATGCCCTTGCTCTACTATCCTATCCACAATCCCAGCCCCGAGCCCACACACATCAACGGCTATAGCGAATGAACTGAACTGACGATGCAGAGCTATTAAATTCCCAGCGACTTCCATTGTGCTCTTGTTATGAAGTATCAGAGTGTGGATGACCTTGTAGCCTTCCATCACATAAATGACTGTCTCATCATCTCCGAATCGAGCTGGGTCACAGACTACAACACGCCTTGAGTCTGGCTTGGTTAAACGATTGATGTTACGCTTGACCCATTCTGGCTTGATGACTAAATCAAAGCCAGTTAAGACATCCCAGTTGCCATAGACATAGGCTTGAACGAGCTCTGGTCTGTGTTGAAATGCTTCAATGAGATTCTGGACATAGCCTTTAGGCAAGAAGGAATTATCTTTAGGCAGAGCTTGAAGGAATGCGTTGCCCTTAGGCAGTCTGTTAATGAACTCATCTTTGAGCCAGCAGTCGGCTGGGTTAGCAGTGAGCAGAATCTTGTAGTCCAGTTCAGTATCGTTTATCTTACGCCTTAAAGTTCCCTTGACTAGACCGTAATCATCCCGAGTGATTTCTTCGGCTTGGTCTATAAAGATATACGCAAACTCTGCACTATTAAACTTCTTTACTGACTCTTGGCTATCAAATCCTCCGTAACTTATCTTAACAGCGTTCTGGATTATTATTTCTTTATCGCCTGTCCTTAGTTCATAAGTATCGGAAGGAATGAACGTCTTCCAGGTCTCAAGTGTTGTGTCTGTAAAATCAACACTTTGCTTTCGTCCCATGAACCCAATTTGTATTGGATGTTTCCTAGTTGTAAGCCTAAATCTATTTATAGTTGATAAACATTTCAGATACATCCAGACACAACCAAGAACTGATTTACCACCGCCCTTACTTCCTCCCCAGAGCAAAGATGTTACCTCTGGCTTTGCTAGGGTGTCCATAGCGATGAGTTGCTTAGGCGTGAATTTGAAGTTGACTTGCAAAGAGTTGTATCCAGTACTGTCGGTTGGTATTAGTTTTCAAATGACACTTAGTGCATAGTGAAACAAGATTATCTAATTTAAGGTTGTGCTTATTGTAGTCTATGTGATGGACAGACAGTTTCCTATTGCACTCAGCTTCTTGAACTCCACAGAGCTGGCATCTGTATCCATCACGGTATCTAATCTGTTCTTTAAAAGTTTTATTCCAGCCAATAGGATACTGAATAAAGCTTAATCCACCCATCCATCTAGGATGCAAGTGGACTGGTGTTCCTTGCTTAAACTCTGTTCTGGGGCTACAACGCCTCCCATCAAGAGTTTTGCTTATCTTTCTTTTGACCTCTTCACTCCAAGTCTTGCCCTTATTCCAAGGAGTGCGACCTCGCATCTTAGCTTTAGTCTCTTCTGATAGCTTCTTGCCCTTAACAAAACTACCAGAATTAGACTTGCATATTCCCTTCAGACCCTTGTTCCAAGGAACTGTCCCCTTCTTGAAACTTGTCTGGTTCGTTTGATTCTTGCGTAAGGACACGAGTTTCCTTTCCTGGCTCAATGACTTCAATCACTACATTAATCGGTTCAACGTTGGTCACTTCAAGCTTAGACTCTTTCGGAACTGTAGCTGTAAAGAAGCTCATCAAATACTTGATATCAACCTTACTTAAATCTCTCTTGCTCAACTCTTCAACTAGTCTGTTCTTAAGCTCAGTTGATTTATTCAAAGAACCAACTGGTCTTCCTAAAGGATTGCCCGATTTTCCTGGTTGAAAAGTCATGTTATTTACAATCACTATATCTTATATTTATATTAAAGGCTTCATTGAACTACCCAATAGGTTAGAGCACCAAGGAGTATCATGAGAGTGAGTAGGACTATCATGCTATTTATTCCAGAGTCTTCATAATCCATTACTTGCTCCAATCATTTCCCCGAGCTCTGTTCTTATAAGCCATCTCACGGTCGAATTGTTTCATAGAGTCTTTAAAGCGAGAAGAGAATCTTTTAGCCCTGCGAATCTTGTCATCATCCTCGGCTCTGAATCCACGCTCTATGAGGTCTACGCAATCTAGTCTAGGCATTATCGTTTCTTGCCTTTCTTTTTCTTACCGCACGCCATGGTGTCACCTCCTTTGAACCCATCCTCTTGTTTATAAAAAAAGGACTCAAGAATTTCTTGAGCCCGATTTGCGTTCTTCATTGATTGCTCTATGAAGGCTACTTGATGTGATGGGATATCTATGCAATTAGTTCGGTCCAGTCTTTCAAATTCATACATGAACGGAAAACCATCTGTCGAATACGATATCGTCTTAAGCATAGTTTAAGGGCAAGAGAACGTCGACCCTGTTATACAGTATATGTAAGATTTTTGACCGAGTCTCATTGCCCTAGGTCTCAATATATATATA